CCCGTACTATCATACAGTTCTATCTGCTTACGCACTGGCTCATAGCGTGACGCAGCTAAGGCATAGTTACCCTTGACCTCCTCCATGGACAGGGATGTTGCTGCACTTAGGTAACGTGCGCCTACTCTCTCGTATGCCTCTTCATTACAAAGCACCAGACACTTGGCACCCTGAGAAGCAAAGCCACCCGGCGCACCTATCAGTGACGCATGGAAGGATGTCTTGCCTGTGTTAGGCCGTGCACCTACGATGATCAAGTGACCACCACTGATACCCTCAACGTTCCTACCTAAGCTAGGTATGTTGAACTTCCATTGGGACTGAATGTCATTAGCCTTGAGCAGATGATCAATCTCTATGTTACCAAACTCAAGCTTAAGGTTAGGTGTGAAGTCATCCTGATATGTCTGCAATAGATTACGCACAGGCTCAAGGCTATCCAGTGATCCGTTAACGTAGTCAAAGCCTATGTTAGCCAGCTTGTTACCCAGTACCTGTTGGAATAGTTTAGACAGTACCTCACTAGCTATCTCTTTGTTCATGGACTCTTCACGTGACACACGCTTGAACAGATCATTGTATGCCTGTTTGTTTGCCGTAGTCATAGTGCTGTTGTTAGCAAAGAACAAAGCCTCAAGCTCAGAGGTAGTTAGGCTGCGTTCATACGTAGTCATAGCATAGTCTAGTGTCTGCTTAATCTTACGCACATCCTTACTGAACAACTCATCAGGACATCGTATGCCCTTGTTGTTATCATAGAACTCCTTGTCCATTAGAGTTCTTATTAGTGCTAATTCCATCATGGCTTCTTCCTATTCATTATTTTATACATACCCTCTGGGCTACGGTAGGAAGCAATTATGTCAGTGAACTGCTGTAGACTCATGAATAACATCTGATAGTCATCCATCTTTTCATCATACTGCCTCATGTATACGATGCCATTATCTGCAACGATCATCTCAACATCTTCAAACATATTCTCCTGATCTAGGGTAGTAATTACTGAAGCATCTGATTCAAACTCAACGGTGAACATGGTTGATTGCCTCTCTCTCCTTAGACCTTTGCCTCTCTTCATGTGTCATAGGTCTGATGTAGTGTGGATCAAACCCATCTAACTTCTTTAATCTATATTGTAAGTCTGTTATCTCTTTAGTCAAAGCAAATAGTTCTTCTTCTTTAGTAGCTATCTCACGCTGTACGTTCTCTTTCTCACCACACATACTCATGCACTTGCCTCCATTAATGCTTTCCAACTAACAGGGTACAACCAACCCATGTCCATGCTGATAGAGTTGGCAACTAGGCGTGACTCATACTGAGCGTCCTCCTTGCGCCTAAGATTACACATATCAGCAAAGGCATCAAGGCTACCTGACCAGTACCACTCAGTCATGTGGTTAAGTGGCAACACCATCCTTGCTTGCTCCTCACACACGCCCATCTTAAGTAGGTACTTGTACTGCTTAGCTGCCTCAATGCCTGACTGCTGTATCACACCATCCAAGGTGTTGTTATATATAGGATAACCTGATCCTTGCTTCTTATCAGAGACAGAAGCACGTAACTCAGGCTTGTAGAACTCAGGCTCAGTGTCAACATACCTACGGCTGATCTCATTCCAGCGTAGGAACTTATGCTTGACCAGCTGTCGTGCTACAAACACGGGGGCCTTAACGTGAAAGGATGCAAAGGCGTGGCCGAATGGTGAGGTATGCTTATGTTTAGCTAGGTAGTGTATTAGTTTAGTGTCTGAATCTTTTAGCACGTCACTCTTCTTACCAAAGCTAACCCGTGCTGCGTTCACTACAGATAGGTCAGTACCCATGCTATCTATTAGTGTTACATCAATCATGGTATTGTCACCCCTATACACTCTATTGTTTCTGACTTGTCATTCACCATAACAGCTGCGTGTCTTAGCTCTGACAGGCATAGTGTTTCATTAGCAAATGTATCTAGGTGGTGATACCTTACAGTTGATGTCGGTATTACCTGAAACCATATTAGTACCCACATTGTAGTCATCAGAAGGGCACCTCACCATTAGCGTTGCGTGGATCTACATAGTACCCCTTCACCATATGAGGTGGTACTTCTTTAGTAGTCATAGGGTGTGTACCCTCAAGCCCCATCTCCTTAAGGAAGTCTTTCAAGCTATCCATCAAGTGTTACCTCCCTTAGTATCTCTAGTGCCTGTTCTTCTGTTAGCTGGAACCACTCACCATTCTCATGCTTGCTCCAAGGGAGGGCAGTCCTAGCTTCTGCAAGCAAGTGTGCCTTAACCTCAGCTACATGATGATCATCAAAGTGTACAGAGTGTATAAGTTTGACGTTACGGTGTGGTGTGTATGTCTGGAAACTGGCATGGCGTGTGTCCATATCTTCAGCCTTACCAATCTTGACCCACCCGACATGGGCTGGATCGCTCATGACATACACATAGCCTTCCTTTGACTTTGTATCTCTTTTTATAGTAGAGAAGTCTGCTATATCAACTGCTGTCCAATTACCTGCTTTATGCAATGGGTGGTTTATGGATATGTACTTACCATCCACCCGCATTTGTGCCGCATTTCGTTTATTGCTGGCCTCTACATTGTCCTTGTAGTAAGGCTTCTTACCTGTCTTAAGATTTACATTATCCATTTATCATATCCTTTAATCTGTTTACATCTGACTCTAACTTATATTTGATATCATCGTCAAGCCTTAAAGCTAAGACTCTTTTGCCTGTCCATGTCTCTACCTCCTGTTTGTATGATAGTGTCTTGCTCATGGCATCAGGGTCTAATGCTATGATAACCTTATAGAAATCTCCTATGTGTTCCATCTGCGCTGGGCCTAGTGACGTACCAAGAATGGCTAGGCCTGTCGTGTTAGGCAACAGTTGAGCCACGACAATGGCACTGATCACATCCTCTACCACTACACACACGCCGTTGGATGGGCCAAGCAGACGTTTGAATATAGATGCCTGACCAGTGTAGCGGAACCATTTAGGTATAGCTCCATCAAGGGCACGGCCTACTGCGTCAATCACTACACCCTTATGCTGGATAGGAAAGACAGCACGTCTATCCTTAACGTCATAGAAGATCTCCTCATTGGTTAAGCCCCAACGTCCTAAGAACCTATGCAGTAGCTGATGCTCAGGCTGAGGGTTAACGACATACTCAGGGTAAGGCATAGGCTCCAACTCTTTGCGTACCTTTAAGTCCAGCCCCTGCATACGCTTGAGTATCTCATCAGCTGTCATGCCTGTAGTAACTGCACCACGTATGCCACACCCCAACTTGTAGCAGTTGTACATCACCGCACCACCATCCTTAGATGCAGTGAATGTATTGCTACCACCACAGTTAGGGCAGTGCATACGTGTTGTCTCACCCTCACCTAGCATGAGGTCATCTACAAATTTCTTAATGTCCATCACTTCTTCCTATTAGCTAGGGCATTAGTAGACCCTGTGAGTGTGTTGACCAAGTAAGGCTTAACACTTTGTGGATTGCTGTGACCACTGACCTGCATGATACCAAACGTATCAACACCACCCTCAACTAATTGAGTGATACCAGTGCGGCGCAAGTCCATAGCAGTTATCTCAGGAGGTAGCCCAGCGTGAGCCTTAACCTCATTCACTAGCTTATGTATATCTCCACTGGCATACGGCTTGTAAGCACTGCCCTGTGGCTCTACAGCAGGTGCCACGTACCGTTGGAAGCCGAACGTATCCTTCTGTTCAGCTAACATACGGCATAGGTCACCATCTATAGGTAGTCGTACCTCTGCCCTGCGTTTGCTCTGCTCTAAGTCCAGTGTCTTAGTAGTCAGGTCTATGTTAGACCACTGAAGGGTACGCATGTCACCTACACGCTGTGCCCATTCGTATGCCATGTGTATGATCAGGCCAATGCTGCGCCACTTCCACTGGCTGTATGCTGTGTCTAAGAATGTAACAACCTGAGCATCAGTCCAGCGTACCTTACGTACCTTATCTCTAGTACGTTGTACTAATGTCACAGGGTTAGTGACCAGTGCCTCATGCCTGATGGCTGTATTGAGTACGATACTAAGACACGTTGCCATGTAGTTAGCCTGTCGTATGCCCACATTAGTCTGCCACTTGTCATACGCTACAGTGGCGTGCTTGAAGCGTAGGTCACGCAGCTTAATGTTACCCAGCTGCTTATCATTTTGTACTTTTGTTTTGCATACACGCAGTAAGTTGTAGTCGTAATCTTTCTTACTACGTAGGGACAACGCATGGTACTTAGGGGTACGCATATAGAAGTCACACGCTGCCTCTATAGTATGTGTCTCCTTAAGTTCCATGTGCTTATTCACCCTACTCTTCCTTCCATATCAGGATTGTCTGGATCAATGTAACTGTACATAGTTACGTCACCACCCAACAAACCTATAGCATCTATTAAACCATTATGTACATCATAATATAAGCAACTCTCTGGGGATACCCCATTACCATACGGTATACATTTGCTACTGCGTAAGAGATTTTCTATGGCTGTAATAGCAGACTCTTCATTATACTCTTTCATTTGTTATCTCCCGAATATTTTCCACAGTCCAACAGTGACCATCATCAGTCTTTTCAAAACAGGGGTCTTGAAATCTGTTACCCTTTGCTATTGCGTAAGCCTCATCCTCGCTTTCAGCTTCAATTATGGCGGTGTACCCCACATCCATTGTGGCTGTTACTCTATACTCTTTCATTTGTTATCATCCTTTGGTTTAGGTATTGGAACGCCTGACCAATCGTCACATGGGTCATCGTCTTTGGCATCGTCCTTACTGTAATCTAATTGGTGCTTCATGGATGAATCCATAGCTTGTGTACTCCTCATGTACGTACTCAGCACAGTCCATGAACTCTATGTTCTTATCTGGGTGGTCATGCTGTGCCATGTGGATGGCAAACTCTGTAGCTGTATTCCAACTATTAACTGCGGGATAGGTATCATCTAACGTGACGATAGTTCTGACCCCATCCAACTCTAACATTACTTCGTATGCCATCACACTCATGTTACTAGTCCTCGCAAGTACAGATTAAATCACCGACTGCTTCTTGTGTTAGCTGTGGGAACTCTGAACGTAGCTGGTACTCAGCTTTGTCAATAGCAATCATGTCAGATACGTCTGCCATAAACATCTCATGGAATGAGGAGTCAGCGTTCCTAACAGCTATGAAGGCATCCATCAATACCTTACGTTGTTTGTCAGTCAGTTGGTCTGCATTGAAGTTACGCTCTGCATCAGCAGCGTCACGCTTCATCTTCCACTTCTCTTGTGGTGTCATTTCTTTTGCCTCAGTTTGCATATGTTTAGCCATTGGTTATTACTCCTTTAAATGTTTTAATGTAGTTAATACATACAGTCTTGTCAGATGATATGATGACAACCTTACCGCCATCATCATACACTGTGTACTTCTTTTTACTGAACATGATCTCAATTACCCTGCAAAGTGTGCAAGCTTACGTCTTGCTGTAGAGTAGTTAAAGTACACAGTAACTTTACCGAAATCGTACCACGCCATAGTGCTACCCTCGCTACGAGTAAACCAACCACGGTCAGCTTTATTCTTTGACCGCTTACGAACCATTCCTTTCTTGCCAAAGATGTTGAAACGAAAACCTTTTGTGCCATCATTGAGTGGCTTAGTTGCAAATATTATAAACATTACATGCTCTCCTTTTTTGTTACGCATTGATGCAGTAGAGATACGATCATCTCTAAGTGCTTTGTATCACTTGAGGTCAGGGTGTCAACCCCTTCATATGGATCCATGAAATCTCCAAAAGATAAGTGTGTCTTACACTCATCTATTACGAACTGTAGTTGTTCAACTGACGTTGTAAGAAATGTAATACTCATGCCGCCAACTGCCTTTCTATTGCTTTTACCTGTGTCATTAGTACCTTGTACTCTTTAACTAACTTGCCACGCTCCATGTTATTCT